TCTGATCAAGTTGAAAAAATCAGAGCGTTGATCAATTTTTAAAAGAAGTAGGAAAATATGGCACTCGACTTAAATACATCTCCGTATTATGACGACTTTAATGAATCTAAAAAGTTTCATAGAATTCTCTTCAAACCTGGATATGCGGTTCAGGCACGCGAACTTACGCAACTGCAGTCTATCCTTCAGAATCAGGTCAACAAGTTTGGTGACCACATTTTCAAAAATGGCGCGATCGTTTCGGGTTGCGACGTTCAGATCGATAATGAATTATCATATGTAAAGATTGATGCAAATGCTGCTGGAAATGCGTCTCTTCCATCATATATCGGTGCTACAGTCGAGGGTAGCAACGGTCTTACAGCGGTAATCGTAGACGCAATTGCAGCAACAGCAACAGATCCAGGAACTCTTTATCTAAGATATACCAGCGGTGATGGTAGCACAAATACTGTTCACTTCATTGGTGCAGAGACTCTAACAGTTGTGTCAAATACTGCATCTCTTGATGGTGATGAATTTACTGTTCAAGCACTTGAAGTTGACACTGACGTATTGACAAATAACTATTGGGGTCGTGCTACTCGTATGACTCTTGGTGACGGTATTCTTTATATCGATGGCAAATTTATTCTCCATACTTCACAGACAATTTATCTTTCAAAGTATACATACAATCCAACAGGTAGTATATGCGTTGGTGCAGATGAGCAAATTACAGACTCTGGTGATGATGAAACTCTGCTCGATCCAGCACAAGGTACATATAACTTTGCTGCTCCAGGAGCAGACAGATATTATGTTTCAACAGATCTGATTTTCGTTGAAACTCCCGATGTAATTCCAGATGGATATTATGAAGTTGCAACAGTTGTTGCTGGTGGACTTAATAGAACACATACTTCTGACATCTATGCTAAACTTGGCGAAAATCTAGCACGCAGAACATATGACGAATCGGGTAACTATACAGTAAAGTCATTCCCTGTTCTGGTTCGTGAACACCTTGATGATACTACAAACAATGGTCTTTATACTACGGAACTTGGTGGTGATGAGTTTCTTCTGGCAGTTGGACTTGAAGCGGGTAAGGCATATGTTCGCGGTTATGAGTATGAAACTCGCCAGACAGAATATGCCTTCACTGAAAAGGGTATCGACACTGTAAAAAATTATAGTGTTCCCATCAGTTCTGCTTATGGTAACTATGTTGTTGTGACCGATTATAAGGGTTATTTGCCACTAGATGGTTCTAAGATTTCTCTGCGTAATGGTACCAAAATTCCTGTGTCGGGAGTAAATACTTCTACTGATACATTTACTTACACTTCTCATGGATATTCTTCTGGTGATGCTGTAGTATATTCCAACAGCGGCGGCACAAGTGCTGCAGGATTAACAAGTGGCACTACATATTACGTTGCTACTGCTGGTTTAACTGCTAACGCATTTAAAGTTAAGGCAGCAACAACATCTGGCACTCTTGCAGCGACTGTTGCTACTTCTGGTACTGCTGGTCAGTTTACTTGTGGCAACTCAACACTAGCTGTTGCTGATCGTATTACTATTACTGGTACACTTGGTGGAACTGGTACTATTACTAGTTACGCAACAGGTACTGTTTATAAAGTCTCTGCCGTAACTGGCACCTCACCAAATGTTACTGGATTTACTCTAACAACCGAAGCTGATGTCGCGATCGTAACTACGGCAGGTACTCTAACTGGTCTAACATATACAACTGAAACAGTTATTAATCTTACAGGAACAGGTAACGATTCTCAGTACTTCTTCGATAACAGCGTAGATGGTAGTGCTCGTGTTCGTCACATTGAATACGTAGACGGAGCGGTTGGTTCTGTTGCTGCAAAATATAATATCTATGTCTATGATGTTCAAATGACTGCAGGAAATTTCTCTGATGTTGCTGGATTGTATTATGCAAAAGATGGTGGCAATGATGGTTATGCTGACGTTTTTGAATCTGTATTGAATTCATCACAATATAATAAACTTCTCTACAGAATGCCATCGCGTGCTACTAAGACAATCAAACCTGCTGCTCCTGGTGTCGATGCAGAGTTTGGTAGTTACGAAACATCTCTATATTATACCAAGGTATATGAAGGTATTTCTATTTCTGGAGGCGCTGGTAGCATTACTCTTTCGGGTAATGAGTTCTTTATACAAAATGAAAATGATGCGATTGAGTCGTATATCAACAACAATCTGTTGATGGTAAAAGACACTGATGGTGAAATTATAGATCTGACAACAGGCACAGTTGATGCACTAGATGCTTCTGCTCAAATTATCAGTTTTACTGCTTTGGAAGATAGTTCTTCTTCTGTATTTACCGATACTGTTACCATCTATGCTACGGTTGAAGTAAACCTTGCGGCACCTCTTGTTAAAACTCTGAACAGAGCGAGATATGTTGCCTTTGATTTGTCTCATAAAATTCTAACTTCTGCAGTAGATGTTTCTACTGAAACATTCACATATACTGCCCACGGATATTCTTCTGGTGATGCTGTAGTATATTACAATGGTGGTGGAACAAGTATTACGGGATTAACGAGCGGTACTACGTATTATGTTATTTCTGCTGGACTAACTGCCAATGCCTTTAGAGTATCAGCAACGTCAGGTGGTAGTGCAGTCAATCTAACAGGTACAGGCAACAATGCTCAATACTTCTTTAAGGTAGGTGGCGGAACCTCATTAAATCTTGGTGTTGCAGACATCTTCTCTGTTGATGCTGTTTATAGAGCACCAGTATCAGCAGCATCGTACTCAGATATCGTAACAACTGGCACAGATATTAAGTCACAATATATTCTGGATAATGGTCAACGTGATAACACATACGAACTTGGTAAACTTAATGCAGTCAATGGTGCTGCTTCTCTCGCTGGATTTAATCTAGTTGCTAAGATCAGTTACTTTACACACACTGAAGCATCATCAAATGCTGGTTACTTCGCAGTCGACTCATATCAAATAGACGAAGATGAGATCGATGGTCCGTTTATAAAAACATACGAGATTCCGATCTATAACTCACCCACAACTGGTGAGTCGTATGATCTTCGCGATACGCTGGACTTCAGAGTAAGAATTACTGATTCGATCGTACCTGTTACTTTTGCTAATATTGCTACAGTTCCAGTCAATCCAGCAACTTCTACTACGATTGATCCTGCCTCGTTCGGTCTTACTATTCCTAGACCAGAGCAAGAAATCAATATTAATTATGAGTATTATGTTGGTCGTATAGATAAGATCGTATTGGATGATAATGGTGTGTTTAGTGCCGTGAACGGAACTCCATCACTGACTCCAGTTGAACCACTTACTCCAGAAAACGCAATGTGCATTGCCATTGTTACAATTCCGCCATTCCCATCACTCGCTCCCAATGTTGCAAAGTCAACTGGACGCAATGAATATGGTGTAACTTTCCGCACTCTTGATAATCGTCGTTATACAATGCGCGATATCGGTGCAATTGCGCAACGTATTACTCGTTTAGAATACTACACTTCTTTGACTCTTCTCGAAAAGTCAACTGAGTCGCTGTTCATTCCTAGTGCTGCTGATGACACTCTGAACAGATTTAAGCATGGTATTCTGGTAGATGCGTTTACGGGTCATAATGTAGGTAATCCAAAGGATCTCAACTACAGTTGCTCGATTGATGCAATCAATCAAGAACTTCGCCCATTCTTTAATATTGAGAATGTCGATTTAATCTTTGATTCGACAAATTCTATTGGTGTGCAGAAAACGGGTGACCTACTAACACTTCCATATAACTATACTGTTCTTACTCAGAATACATTTGCTTCTAAGGCAAGAAACTGTGTGGGAGATCTTTTATTCTCCTATGTTGGTGATATGACTCTTGATCCTCCAGTTGATAACTGGACTGATACTGCACAAAGTCCTGATCTTGCTGTAAACTTCGACGGTAACTACGACAACTTTGCTGCTATGGCAAATTCTTGGGGAACTCAGTGGAATGATTGGCAGGACATCGTAACTGGTCGTTCATCCTCCACTGCCACAACCAATACTGGTGGACAGACTCGTGTGTCTGGTGATACGTTATTCCAAGAGCAAATACAGATTTCAACTACTACCACTACACAGCGCCAAACTCGTCAAGGTGTGACTATGACTGTCACACCTGAAACCATCACAAGAGATCTTGGTGATCGTGTAACAAATGCTTCTATCATTCCATATATGAGAAGCGTTACAGTTACTGTTAAGTGCTCGAGAATGAAACCTGCAACCAGAATTTATCCATTCTTCGACGGTATTGATGTTACAGCACATTGTCGCCCACTATCAAGTGCTGCTTTAACTGCATCTCCAACTGATCCTGCAGAATATTCTCAGTATGCTATTACTAATGGCACAGGTGATTATGGCGATTCACTAGTTACTGATGCTAACGGCGAACTTGCAATTCAGTTTAGAATTCCCGCTGGTACGTTTAGAACAGGAACTAAGAATTTTAGAGTTTGTGATGATCCGTTTAACAGATCTCCATTCGTCACAACTTCTGCAACAAATTCTTTCTCTGCCAATGGTCTCTCGCAAGTTGTTCAAGGAACTGTTGTTTCTACAAGAGAAGCAAATGTCGCGTTTAATACTGTAAGTGATTCTCGTTCTGTAACTGAAAACAATACTACTGCAAATCGTATTGGCGAAAGAGCAGTTGGGGTTATTCAGAATACCACAGTAAACAATACGTTTACTACAGTTAATAATACTACAAACGTTTCTAATACTACCAATAACACAACTGTTGTTAATAATACCAATGTTATTAACACGGTGGTTAATAACATTACTGAAGTCACTGAAACAAATATTACCAATAACCCAGTTGTTGTTATTGAGAGAGAAATTCCAGTTGTAGTACTTGTTCCCACACCTCCTCCTCCGCCCCCTCCTCCTCCTCCTCCAGGACCAGTAGATGCACCAATAGAAATCGCACCCGTCGATTTAGATATCTTCAGGGGTTCGTTTAACTTAAACTTTGGACGGTTAGATCCTCTCGCACAGAGTTTCTTTGTTGATGGGATGCCATTCGGAACATTCGTAACTGGTCTGGACGTATATTTCAGAACTAAGGGAACTGCGCCAATCACTCTGCAACTTCGCGAGATGATTAATGGATTCCCATCAGAGAAAATTGTACCGTTCGGTGAAGTTACGTTAACTGCGTCTGAGGTTGCGATCTCGACTGAAAATGCTGCAGGTGCAGTAACATCATTCAACGAAACGAACTTTACATTCCCATCGCCTGTATATCTTCAGAACAATACAGAATACTGTTTCGTTCTTCTTCCTGCTGGTAACGATCCTGGATATACTGCATGGGTTTCGGAACTCGGCGAAAATGAAGTAGGTATTTCTGGTGCTTCCAAGAGAATTTCAGAGCAACCAAATGTTGGTATGTTATTCACTTCAGCAAACAATCGCACTTGGAGCGAAAAGCAAGCAGAAGATATGAAGTTTACTCTGTATCGTGCAATCTTTGATACCTCAGTTATCTCGACTGCCAAGTTCCAGAATTCTAACTATGACTATCTTGCGCTCTCAGAAGAGATGCTTCTTGTTTCTAATAATGCGGTTTCACTAACCAAGTTCGCTGCTGGTGAAAAGGTTTACGTTCTAGGATCTGAATCGACCAAGTTTGGTTATGTGAAGCAATATGATCCTCTGTATAATGTTCTGAAGGTTGTTGTTCAGGCAGGTGTGTTTACTGCAGCAGATACAATCACGAATGGGACAATCAAGACTACAGTTACTGAAGTTGAAGATAAACTGATCAACTCTATCCAGACTAATATCGGTTATATGGACTTCACGCCAACTACGGGTGTCTGGAGTTATGCTAAAACTGCAACTGGCGCTGCTAGTGCAGGAAGTACATACGATCGTCTGACGTTTGGTGAAACAAATGACATTCTAACCGAGGCTGCAATTTTCTCGAAATCAAACGAGACTGCAGATCTTGGTGGCAGTAAGTCACTGAACATTCGTTTTGGTATGAAGACAATGACGGATACGGTTTCTCCCGTGATCGATCTCAGAAAGTGTTCGCTAATTTGTATTTCTAACCACATCAATGCGTATGAACCTCCTGCCGCAATTGTAACTACTGCTGGTACGTTGACGGGTCTAACATATGCGACTACAACAGCAGGTACTTCTGGAACTCTTGCTGCTACTGTTGCTACAAGTGGCACTGCTGGTCAGTTTACTTGTGGAGCATCAACTCTAGCAGTTGGTAGTCTTGTTACAATTACTGGTACTCTTGCGGGTACAGGCACCATCACTGGTTATACAACAGGAACAACATATAAGGTTTCTGCTGTAACTGGGACATCGCCGAACGTTACTGGATTTACTCTAACTACTACTGGCACAGGCGAAGACACCAACGATGGTACTGCAAGTTCTAAGTATATCTCGCGTAGAGTTAATCTTGAAACTGACGCAGAAGATTTGAAGGTTTATCTGAGTAATTATCTACCATCGGGAACCTCGGCAAGAGTATATGCTAAGTTGCAGAATCCGTCGGATTCTAGAAACTTTGAAGATCTTGACTGGGTGGAACTAGAGACGAGCGCATCGCCACTAAGTTCTACTGCCGCTGCTGGATTTGTTGAGTATGAATATAAAATACCAAAGGCAAATAAAGTTGGTGCGGTAGAAGATGGTGCATTCACATACACCAATTCGGGTGCAACTTATACAAGATATAATAAAATGGCGATCAAGATTGTCATGTTCTCTAACAACAGTTCTATTGTTCCTAAGTTTAAGGAACTAAGAGCAATCGCGTTGCAGGTATAATATGGCAAAATTTGCTCTTGAAGATACTAATAAATACATTAGAGATGGAGACTCTAAAGCAATTGTCTCCAATGACAAAAATGCATTAGCAGCATATAATGCTCAACGAGAAAGACTTCAGCAAATGAAGTCATATGGTACTGAGATTTGTATGCTTAAAGACGAATTAACAGAAATTAAATCTATGTTAAAACAATTTCTCAACAATCATGAAGGTAGGAAAGCATGAGCACAATTACACTGAGGTCTGTCAAAGGCATACCTTTAACAAACAATGAGGTGGATACTAACTTTACCAACCTCAACGACGACAAGTATCAATCTGGTGATAGTCCATCTTTTGTTAATCTGACATTAACTGGCGCATTGACCACATCGGTGGATGCTACGGTTACTGCTGCAGGAACTACACAGGGTGGTGCGACTGCACTTACAAAGGCAGTCAGCATTGTTACCACAGCGACAGCAAACCAAGGAGTTGTACTCCCAACTGCTGCAGCTGGTGTTTCTGCTACTATTGTCAATACCACTGCGGTTAATATCAAAATTTATCCAAACACTTCTGACGTTATTGACGGCGGAACTGTAAACGTTGCTGTTAATCTAGCACCGTATAGTTCTGTTCAGTTAGTTGCGCAGGATGCGATAGATTGGTTTCGTATTACCAATCTTATCGTTTACGACACAAGTGGTAACAGGTTAAACTAAAATGAATCCTCTAAAGGTCAAAGCATCTACGACGCCAATAACGTCTGCTGTATTCAGCGGATTGCAACCTTTGACCAATGCAGAGGTCCAGAACTATATTGCTAATGTTATCACAACTAAGTTTGCTACAGACACAACTGGATCTGGCACTGCTGAGATAAACATTACGACAGATAATTCTGGTTCGGGAACTTCTATCGGAACCTTTAGTGACACTGATAGAACCGAAGCAACAGGAACTCATCCTGCTACTGGCGCAGTTGATACTGTAACATATTACGCAAAGCAAGTAACCACTGCTGTTGCTGAGAATGTTACTGCTCGTCCTGTTGCTTGGTCTGATGGTGTTCGTCAGATGACTGATTCTGATCTTGATGGTGTGTTAGATACTGTTATCTCAGCGTTTGTTGCCGAATCTACATACACTGCAGGTCAATATAAATTACAAGCAACTGCCCCATCGGGCGGAACTTGGCAAGCAAGATACACAATTACCGATGTCGCGAACGGCGGAAATACCACAACCTACCTGTGGCAAAAAACTGCAGCGTCCACATCTCCCAGTGATTTTCTTGCACCTCTGAAAAGCAATGACGCAAACTCAGTAAAGATTATGACTGCTGCTGAAGTCGAGCAGTTGGTTCCGAACTTCCGCAATCGTATTATTGATACCAATATCGGCACATATAAGTTACAGGCATCTGCTCCAGTAAGCGGAACATGGGTTGAGTTTGGATCCTCTACTACTGATACCAGAGAAGAAATTTCTCCACTGAATTACGTAGGCAACTATGTAGGGAATTATTCTGGAACTTATGGCGGACCACCATATACTGCATTCTTTACAAGTCCCGCTTACTCTCAAGTATTCTCTGATAACTACGTTGGAACTGCTCCATACTCTGGAACATATGCAGGTGTTGGTCCATCGTATAGTGGCAATTTCAGTGGTAACTTTAGTAACAATTTTACTGGACTGTCATACTCGAATCCTGCAGGTAACAATCCAGCTGGTCCATCATACTCAACTCCAGGAAATGCAAATCCAGCTGGTCCATCATACTCAACTCCAGGAAATGCAAATCCAGCTGGTCCATCATACTCAACTCCAGGAAATGCAAATCCAGGAGGTCCATCATACTCGAATCCAGCAGGTCCATCATACTCGAATCCAGCAGGTAATAATCCAGCAGGTCCATCATATTCAACACCATATACTGGCAGTTATGGAGGGAATTACGATGGTCCTCCGCCCCAAAGAGAACAGATAGTATACTATTCTGGTCCTACCTTTGCTGGAACCTATACTGGGGTTTATTCAGGTCCAGGTCTCAACTATGAGGGATACTTTGAGATACCTATCGCTCCATTTGAACCTGGAGAAGTTTACATAGGATATTTCGCAGGTGCACCACAAAATTATATTGGGTACTATGCAAGCGGGATAGGTTATGTAGCAAATTTCCAAGGACCTTCCCTGTATTTTGTCACTGGTTATGACAAGGCATATTATAGTGGAACTTATTTGGGACCACCATCATATTCTACACCTGCAGGATCAAACCCAGCTGGTCCATCATATTCGAATCCAGCGGGTCCATCATATTCAAATCCAGGTGGTTCTAATCCATCTGGTCCATCATACTCGAATCCAGGAGGTTCTAATCCAGCGGGTCCATCATACTCGAATCCTGCAGGTAACAATCCAGCGGGTCCATCATACTCGAATCCTGCAGGTAACAATCCAGCGGGTCCATCATATTCTGGAACCTTCACTGGTAACTTTATAGGAAACTTCACTGGCAACTTTACTAGTGCTGGTAATTTTACTGGAAACTATGTTGGACCTGCTACGTATACTGGTAATTACACTGGTAACTTTAGCAGTATCTATACGAATATATATGGAGGTAACTTTACTGGAAACTACTCTGGCACTTATGCGGGGACGTATTCTGGAGCAACCATTGTTTCCTCAAAAGAAACTGTATCAACGATTAAACTGTGGATTAGGACGGCATAAACATGGTTCTTAGAATTAAATCCTCTGCAACTCCTGTGTCCTCTGCTAATTTGCAGGGATTACAGGCAATGACAACTGACGAAATTAAAAATTACGTCGCCAACATTCTAACAGTTTCCTTTGGTGCGAATGCTGATGGTACAGGTACAGGTGAAATCAATATCACCACAAACGGCACTGGAACTGGTACTTCTATCGGAACCTTTGTTGATACCGATCTTCAGGATGCAATAGGAACTCACCCTTCTGCTGGTGCGTTTGATACGGTTACGTTTACAGCAAAACAAGTTACTGCAGCGGCTGCCGAAAGTATTACAAATAGACCAATCAAATATTCTACTGACCGCATTAAAGAAATGTCGGATGCTGAAATTGATACCGAACTACTAGATTATGCTCTTACTGCTATGACTGTAGAATCTGCATACACTGCAGGTCAATATAAATTGCAGTCAACTGCTCCATCAGGCGGTACTTGGGTTTCTCGTTATACGCTGACAGATGTTGCGAATGGTGGTAACACTCTTACATACCTTTGGCAGAAAACTGCCGCAACTAGCACTCCAGACACCAGTCTGAAACCACTTAAACTGATCGATACCAAAGATGTTAAGGAAATGTCTTCTGGTGAAATTCTACAGATGCTTCCAAATTTCCGTAATAGAATTATTGATTCGGGTGTGGGAACATATAAGATTCAAACATCAACTCCAGTAGTAACTGGTACGTGGGTTCAACTCGGAAATTCTGCCACAGATACAAGAGAACAAGTTAATCCAGCAAACTATGCTGGCAACTTTGTAGGCAACTTTACTGGTAACTATGCTGGTGGATACGTGGGTCCAGCACCATACTCTGGAACATATACAGGCAACTATACTAGAAACTTTAGTGGTGGATACGTAGGTCCAGCACCTTACTCTGGAACGTATACAGGCAACTTCACTGGCAACTATACAGGAAACTTTGTTGGTACTGCTCCATACTCTGGTTCCTACTCAAGAGCATTTTCTGGTAACTATGTTGGTAACTACGTAGGTACTGCTCCATATTCTGGTAACTATCTTGGAACTTTCTCTGGTAACTATCTTGGAACTTTCACTGGTAACTACACTGGTAACTACTCTAGAAACTTTACTGGAACATATACTTTATTCTATGGTGGATTTGTTGGCGGAAACTTTGCAGGAAATTATCTCGGAACTTTCTCTGGTAACTATGCTGGTAACTACGCAAGAAACTTCACAGGTAACTATTCAAGTAACTTCACAGGCAACTACGTAGGTCCAGCGACTTATTCCGGAACTTACACTGGAAATTATACAGGGTTCTTTACAGGCAACTATGTTGGTCCAGCGACCTATACTGGAAACTACAGTGGAACTTATGCTGGTAACTTCACTGGAAACTATGTAGGAACAGCGACCTATACTGGAAACTATCTGGGAACTTTTTCTGGTAACTATGTTGGTTCCTACGTTGGTACTGCCACATATACTGGAAACTATAGTGGGACTTACTCCCAGACGTTCTCAGGTAACTATTCTGGTGCGACTGTTCAGGCGACAAAAGATACTATCTCGACTGTATATTTGTGGGTAAGAACCGTATAAATCTATTGACTTATGTGTAAGTCTTATATATACTAGTAGTATGAATATTATTTCTAATGGAGAATTGAATTGATTAATACCACCTCACCTATAGTCTCGCGCAAGATCGAAAATCCTTATTGGGCAAATAAAGAAAAGCAGCATATCATTGCTGAGTTTTTCTATCAAGATACCAATAAGCGTGTTACTGCATCTATTATGAACGATGGTAACAATCGCGACTACGAAGAAATTCTGCGCAGCTTTAGTGTCGAACAAATCGATGCTAATACAAATCGACGTATGGAAGATCGCAATCAACAGATTAAACAAAACCTTGAACGCCAGAAAGTAGACAAGACTCGCATGCAACAGGAACAACTGTTCGTTGCTAAGTTGGATGCCTTTGAAATTGATGCGGTCAAGAACTCTAAGAATCGTGATCTAAAATCGAAGATTCGTAAGTCTAAGAATTTTATGGAAGTCACTGCATACACAGTAATGCTACTGATGCAGGAAGAAGCGAATGCCGAATAATGGATTTTTGTATGTTGCCACTCGCCGTAAAGGTTACTACAGGGCAGCAAGAAACTCTGCGATCTCATTAAAAGATTATTATCCTGATGCGCATATCACATTCTTCACACACGAAGAATGGGTACAACCAGATGATTATGAAATCTTCGACACAGTTGTAACTGAAAATGTTCCAAGAGATAAACGAGCGAAACTTTGGGCGCTTGATCAAACTCCGTATGATTTAACAACCTACATGGATTGTGACATGGAAGTTGAGCATGAAGATATCCAAAAGATTTTCGACCAGATCCCAGATGACATCGATGTTATCTTTACTGCTAATCGCCCGTATAACGCAGCGCTGACTAAGTTATCTGACACAGAAGAAATGACTGAGCACTGCGGTCTTTTTGTATACCGCAATAATCCCCAGACTCTAAAGATGATGCGTGCGTGGTACGATGAATACTGGGAACAAAATAAACCTGATTGGGATCGTAAACATTATCCTGCTGGTGCAGTGGAATGGGATACGTTCACAATGTGGAGGTTATTGAACCTGTTTGATTTTGGCGTCAAGACGGGTAGATTCCCAGACCCAGATGCTCGATGGAACTTTGTTTCTGGGTATAAAGAGGAAGAACTCCAAGGACAACCGAGAGTCATCTATCATTATACAATACCACCCAGTTTGGTGGACTAAGGGCTTCAAAATGATTCAATTTACCAGTTCTATATCTAAAGATCTTACAGATATTTTAGATCCATATACTGATTGGTTTTTCGAACAAACAGATCAGGATCTAATTCTTGGACCATCTGACATGCAGAGAAATCGTCAGGGTGGACTTAATCATATTACGTCAACCGACGAACAATATATGAACCATGTCATTAGTAAGGGAAGATCTCACGTTGGATTCCCCGAAGTTGCATGGTGTACTGACCAAAATCAGGCGCATGGTCAACCATGGTTTCCTCTGAATTATGGAGAAAGGCAACAAAAAACTAATACAGAATTGATGTATTATCTTGGTGCAAAAAATAATGCTGTGTTTACATACTATCCTGAGAATGGATTTATGGGATGGCACAACAACTGGAATGCTGCAGGATATAATATTCTGCTGACATATAACAGCGAAGAAGATGCTGGATTTTTCAGATACCTAGATCCGACCACGAAAGAAGTTGTAACATTGATGGATCCGAAGGGATGGTCATGCAAAGTTGGATATTTCGGCGGAACTCATGATACTCCTGACAAAATCTTATATCACTGTTGTGCTAATACTTCCAAGAGACTAACACTTGGATATGTTGTTCCGCATTTGGAAATCTGGCGATCTATGATTGAAGATATTACTGGCGAGGATGCTTCTCACTTTGAGTGATCTTTTGACGCTCTTTATGTTTTGCTAGTAGTTCTTCGAGAATAGTTAAACTTTCGTGCATCGTTTCAATTGTATCTAACATCATTGGAACCGCAACTGATGCTTGGTGAATAATTGCCTGCTCGTAGTTTGCACGAGAAACAGTAGCAAGTTTAATTCTTCGGCGTCTAAAGTAATCTTTTATTTTACTAAGCAAAGAAGGTTTTCTTGCTTCGACCATATTCAACTGACTGCCTTTCTGGTCGGTTGCCTGTTGTCGCGCCTTCAAAATTTGTTCTTCTTTTATTTTTGCCGCTGCAGTATTTTCTCTGGCAAGTTTTTCATTTTCCTCTTTGAGGATTTGTAATTCTTCGACTAGTTTCGGATCTGTAACATGAACAGTTTCGATTACCTTCTCAATTACAACAGGTGGATTTTCTATAATCTCTTTTGCTTTAGCAATTGTTTCTGCTGCTACTTTCGATTCTTCTTCTATTGCAAGTTTTTGTCTCTGTATTTCTTCATGTTTTTCTTGTGCGATTCTTTCCCTATCAAGTTCTTCTTGAGAGGGTTCATTAATCTCAGCTTCGACGATTTCTTCCTGGAAGTTTCCATCGATCCATTCTTCCGCAACCACTTCCTCGGGCGGAGGTGACACTGATACTAATGGTTCTGGAATATAATCTTTCGGTGGCGGCGCGACGATCCTTGCCCTTGCCATATTAATTTACTCCCAATTCTATCATGCATTGATTGTCATATACTCTGCTGAATTTTAATTTTCGTTCATAACAAAACTCTGTAATTGCTGCTCTAACTCCAGGATGCATATGATTTTGTTTTGAAAAATCGTCCAAGAAAATTATACCATTTTCCTTTACAACATCAAGACTAGCGATTAAATCTGCCATCACACCCTCATAACTATGATCACCGTCAATATAGATCCAATCTAATTTCTCTCCAGTATATGCTGCGAACCATTCGCTAGATTTCATACGGTGGATAGTAACAGGCAGTTCTGCAAATTCTCTACAAATGCTTTCATATAGTTTGTCGTAAAATGTTTGGAAGTCTGCTGGATTATTAGATCCGACGATCTCGGAATATCGTTTTAGAATTCCTTCATAACCTAAATTCAACCAATCGGTAGTATTTTCATAAACAGAAATATCCCATGGATCAATCATGTGAAGATGTTTTGCTTTTGTCAACAAAACTTGGGACGATCTCGCTCGCCAAACTCCGATCTCTGCACCCAGAGAATTTCCTGGGATCCAATTAGCAGCCAATTTTACGATATCTGTATTTTTACCGAACATCATTTACTTAGTTCCTATTACCATAAAGCGATCGAAGTTTATTTTACCATCCCAACTATAATAGGACTGTTCAATCTGTCCTTCGTAGAGAACATTGGTAACTCCAACGTTTTCGATATGCTCTTCGATTGTTGGAACGCAATTGATACCATACATCTCCCTAAAAACATTTGACGATTGACAAGCAAAGATACAATCCTTGTTTGCTGTTGTCATTTTCTTTAGAGGATACATTGCCTCGCACCCAATTGAAATTACTACATCTGTTTCTAACACATTAATATCATGATACGCAAACGGAACATCCCAATTGATATGGTTGAGTTCAATTCCTTTCTCGTTATTATAGTAACGATTGAAAACCTTTGACAGTTCTAATGCATCGTTATCGACATCGATCAGATTTATTTTCTTGACACTTAGATTTTCACAAAGAAGCGGAACAAGGGGAAACCCTAACCAAGAATTTAGAATGGTTAGATTCAACTGCTCGGTTGATTCAATACATTTCTGTAGTTCTTCTACCATCCATATAGCAGCATCCATAGTATTTGGATTCATAGATTTACGAAAATCGTCATGCTTATACGGCATTTCGTGCGCGATCTTATCTAATCCGTCACCCCAGTTTCGGTAATTATTCAAGTAATTATAATTTAACATCTTGTGGTCTTTCCATTGAATCGTATAAACAAATAAGTGGTTCTTCGCGAAGGACTTGTTCCCGCACATCAATTGGCCATATGTATCCATAGTTGTAACTGTATACCCAACCATCGGGGAAAAAATTAATTTTTAATAGTTGCTCTCTCTTATGACCGAATAGATTATCAAGACCGCGATAATGAAAAAACATTTGATCTGGATAATCTGTAACAAACTTGGTAATCTTATTACCATCTAATCTGTCGTTCCATCTCAATACACTGGAATTTAGATCTGTATATGAACGAGGAATATCTTTTGTATCTCGTTTCATTTTTCTCATGTTGTGCCAGTGAGTGCGAACAAATGTCAATCCATCTTCTGGATCGTGGTCTACAATGCAATCGATATTGTTTTGAATGCCAATATCTAAATCAAGAAATAGTTTTTCTCCATATTGGGGTACAACTCTTCGATCAAACAAGTATAGTTTGTTCCACCACTTCTCATAGTAGTTGTCTTCAGGAAATGGAATTACAATTACGTCGGTATGTAATCCAATCGGGTGTTCGGTCAAACAGTAAAAGTTAAAATCAGTTGTTATATGTTCTCTACATTGTTCGAGAACACGATTAACATGTTCCGAATCATATTTAAATCCCCATTTTACCGTGTAAATATTAATCATCAAACGTTCCAATGCTCTAAAAGATCGAGGTCGACAAGCGACTCTTGTTTCACTTTGCCTCTGCGATTGTCTTGAAATGGAAGCAAGTCCACATTAAACACGCACAGGATACAATCTTTTCTATATATACCCACTTCAAGATCCCCTGAATCCCAGTCGCGTCCGCGATTGTATGAGTATGCAAAGGTATTGGGAAAATGTTTCCATAGAGGAGTATTGCTGAAATCCCCCCATCTCCAACTATGATAGTTGTCTGTTCCGTCGGTGAATGTAAACCAAATGCGTTCTTGGTGTTCTATCACATCCTGCCAAATACATTCGGTCTGATCATCTGACCACACCATGCAACTGCCATTAGTATATGCACCATGCGCTAACTTAAAGTTGCGAGACTTCATGGGTCTTGGATCTTGCCACCACGAACGTAACTTGGTAGGATTCTCTAAGTCATAGGTGATGATTGGCGACAAATCATTTTGAATGATAACATCAAGGTCGAAGAATACAAATCTTCCAGTAGGTTTATCTTCGGCGAAGTTATGGGTGTTAAAAATGAAAGTCTTTGGTCGATCCCAGCAACGTGCCATGCCGTATTTGAAATCCTCAGATCCAAACCAGTATTTCGGATGGATGTCGGGAATGTCTGGAAAGTCGATTACTTTAATCTCAGCGTCAAACCCTTCACTATTATCTGTGTAGCAATAGAAGTGAAACTCAAAATTATCTGGAGTATGCTTCTTTGCCATTCGATAAAGACGATTGACAAACTCAGCAGAATACTTTGTCCCCCATTTACAGCAGAGGTAATTAACTCTCATTGCCACAACCTAACGATATTTTCATCTAAACAATCAGATAATTCAATCTGTTCTTTTGCTGAGGGGTGAGGGACGTTATCAGTATTGAACAAACAGATCTTGGCATCTTTGCGAAACTTAAATCGTTCTATATCGTCGGGATGATGTTTACCACGATTCCACGAATAGATCCATCCGCCTGGAATATCCTTCCATAAATCTCTCTGCCTCCAGTAGTGATAATTGTCACTCCCCTTAAAGAAAGTTTTGAATACAGATTCAGAATTCTCTATAACATCTTCGTAGATATGTTCACATGATTTACCAGGCCATAGCATCATACTGGAGTTGAAAAAAGTTCCGCGAATATCAATAAACAATCTGTCGTGTTTCTGTGATTGTGGTTGCCACCGACATTGAATGATACGAGGTTTCTGCGCAAGTTCCAGAACATCGGTTATATCTTCTTGGATTACTACGTCAAGATCAAAATAGCACCAGTTACCTTCGTATCCCAACCAGTTGTGTGAATTAAATACTGAGAACTTTGCTCGATCGAAACAGAAGGTTTCTTTACCGAACCAATATTTTGGATGCAGGATACCATCGTCGGGTATTGGTGCAGTATCGCAAATTAAACCATCGGCATCATCAGTATAACACGTGAATGTAAACAGGTTGGTGTAGTTCTTCTTTACCATATTGTATAGATTATTTACATATTTTGCGGGATACTTATCACCCCACTTAATGCATACAAAGTTCATCATATTTTTTATCTGCTCCAGGAAACTGGTCTAGTCCATTTAATAATGCTATTGTGTAACTTGAACGATATACAAAAGATTTATTGTCGTCATCTATTTCATAGTAATCTGCACCATAAACAAACGAATAAATCTCGCCTTTCGGAAAATAATTAAATCTAAAATCTTCGTGCCATAAGAATCTATCGTCTCCAAAATACTTAACCATGAAGTAATCTGGATCTGATTGAAAGTGTTCCCATATATGTTTGGCAGTTCCATCTTTCCACATCATAACACTTGAGTTATAATTACTCAAGTAACGCATGTCATGGGTTTCACCAACATAATCTGGAAATTCTTTATTCTTCCAATAAGTATACGCTATTATTGGTTGGTTGTCAAGGTATTTCCACAAATGATCTAAATTATTTTGAATGCGAATGTCTAGATCCAAGTAAAGAACATCGCCCAAACCTCGTTGACTGAACAACCAAATCTTATACCAATGACCTTCTACATCATCTGGTAGAGGACAAGAAATAATAATAGGATCCAGACCAACTGGATCATCTGTGAAGCATAAATAGTTATACTTACGCTCGGTCGCTTCAACGATTTTATTTACATCGTCAGCGGAATATTTTGTGCCGTATTTAAGTGTCACTATTGTTTTCATAACGTTCTCGATTTTATAAATAGTACAGAATAATTTATAAGGGTTCTCCATGGCTGCAATTCAAAATCTATATATCGACCAAGGAACCACGTTTTCTTTGGCGATAACGGTGTCAGATCAATATGGCGAAGGTATGGATTTGACAAATTATACTGTTACATCACAGATGCGCAAGTCATACCAAAGTGCTACTGCGATAAATTTTACAACAGCAAAGACAACACCTTTAGATGGAATCTTAACAATTTCATTGACTGCAAATCAAACAAGCGCAATTTCATCTGGTCGTTATGTGTATGATATTGAAATTACAAGCAACGTAGAAACAGTTCGTGTTCTAGAAGGCATTGTTGTAATAAACCCAGAGGTGACAAGATGACAATAAACGTCTCAGTTGGTAATAAATCTACACCTAAAGTATCAGTAGGAATTTCAAATTCTATAAATACGAGTATAGTAAGTAAGAAAGTAGTTACACTAGAAACGCTAAGTGATGTTGATACTGACGCAGTACAGGATGGTTGGACCCTTGCATATAATGATACCACTAACAAGTGGGAGGCAGTAGATCCTGCTTCAGAATTGAATTTGGGAATAATAGACGGCGGAACATTTTAAATACTAACCAAATAATATCCAAAAAAGGAAACTGGCAATATGGCTACAATTATTCAAATTAAAAGAAGCTCAGGTTCAACTGCTCCAACAACAGCGGCTCTTCTAGAAGGGGAAATGGCATACGCACAAGACGCATCTGGTAACGGTGCTGGTGCAAAACTTTACATCGAATCAATCGAAGGCGCATCTGCCGCAATTCAT